CAGATCCTGCGCATCGCGCCGGAGATTGTGGAGCGTGCCCGGCAACCGTTTCCTGGCGAACCGATTCGAACATTGGATGCGATCCATCTCGCGTCAGCGCTGGTGGCCCGGACTGCGATCGTGGGATTGACGCTCCTGAGCCTCGATGATCGTGTCCGCAAGGCCGGGAAGAGACTCGGGCTGGACGTTATTCCGGATTAGAGCGAGGCCGGAGCTGGCCGCTTTCGCGGCGGCGCGCACGGTCATTGAAGGGACGACCGGATGGCAACTGCACGATGGAATTTTGGCTTCGAGACGACGTTCAGCGGCCTGTCCCATGTACGGCGAATCCAGGCATGGAAGCGCGCCGGTTACCGAATCGAAATGGTGTATCTTAAGCTTCGCAGTTCGCGATTGGCGCTGCGACGCATTGCAGCCCGAGTGCGGCAAGGCGGTCACGACATCCCGAAATCGGATGTGGTACGGCGCTTCGTGCGCAGCTGGGATAATTTTGAGCGCGTCTACCGGCCGCTGGCAGATGCCTGGGCCATTTACGACAATTCTGACCGCGAACCGCAATTACTGGAGAGAGGGCCTTGAAAGCAAAGAAGAGACGTCCGGTACAAAGTTTTGCTGCAGGAGTCGGGCAGGCGCTGCGTAAAGCCGCGAAGGATGCGGCAAAGACCGCGCGCATGCATGGAACGCCCTTGTACGTTTGGGAAAACGGAAAGGTCGTCGCGAAGAAACCGTAAGGCACGGTTGCGTATAGTTCTCGTTCCTAACCGGGGCGAGTTTCGAAAAAGCAGCGAACCCGGCCTGTAAACGCCGGGCAGTGCGCGCAAAATCATAGATCCGTTTGCGCACCGGATCGAACCATAACAGAAGGCGCCCATGAATAGTGGGGCGTGCCGTCAAGGCCAACGTACGCTTCACCGATTGATTTCGAACTCTGGTTGCCCATACGACCCAAAGAGCACATCTTCGACGATATCTTCTTCTCCTGAGATGAAGCTGTAGGTCTCGAACTTAAGATCTCTTGCTAGAGCGACGATGCTTCGAACATATTCCTGAGAAAGAGCTCTCGCAAGTGACACGTTCCTTCCCGCTGGGGGAAGCACATCCGCGCCAAAGAAAGTGCTTCCCGAAACGTTGAGTTCCCACAGTTTTTTCTGAATATCTTTTCGATCCTCTAAATGATGATTTATTCCGTAGGTTAGCGCTGAGAGATCGGGCCCCCCAACTGGCGCAGCAGGCTCATTTTGTTGCCGCAAGACGCGCGCTTCGAGCAGCGCAAATTGCTCATGCAAAGATGCTGAGGTATATAAAAGGTGGGAAATGTGTTGACTGTGGGAAGGGGAAAAAGCGTGTAGCGCCGGAGATTCACGAAGAACCGGCGATTCATACCGACGACGATTTTGCACCACAAATTCCGTTTGATTGGCGCAACCCGGAATACGTCGCAGTTTATCAAGAACGGGTTGAACGTTTACAGCGGTTGAGGGCCAATCCCTCGGCACTACCGGCCCTCAAGTTCCACTACAAAAACAACCCAGCGCAGTTCATATCCGATTTTGGAATGACGTTCGACCCAAGGAATGTTGAACGCAATTTACCGACGACAATTCCATTTTATGCTATTTCCACGGCAGGTCGAATGGGTGACATGGTTACTCGAACGATGGAAGAGCCAGGAACCGGGCCTGACGGGAAAAAGTCGAGAGATGGGGCTTAGCTGGCTTTGCATTGCGACGGCCTGCGCGCTCTGTTTGTTCAACCCTGGAATGGTGATTGGGTTTGGCTCTCGCAAAGAAGAATATATCGACTCGAAGGGCAATCCTAAAGCCTTATTCGAGAAAGCCCGATTCTTTCTGTCGCATCTCCCAATCGAGTTTCTAGATGGTTGGGACCGCGATAAGCACGCGCTATACATGCGAATCCTGTTCCCTGGCTCTGGGTCTGTGATCACAGGCGAATCAGGGGATGGCATTGGCCGGGGCGACAGGACCAGTTTGCACATCATTGATGAGTCGGCGTTCTTGGAACACCCGGAACAGATTGATGCCAGCCTTTCCCAGACGACCAATTGCCGAATCGATGTAAGTACGCCTAATGGCTACAACAATCCATTCGCCATCAAGCGGCACTCGGGCAAGATTTCCGTTTTTACTTTCAGGTGGCAAAGCGATCCCCGGAAAGGCGAGGGCTGGTATCGCAAATAGGTAGAAATTCTCGACGCTGTAACGTTGGCCTCAGAGGTCGATATTGATTACCGGGGCTCAGTTGAAGGCCAACTCATTCCCACGTCATGGATTAACGCCGCTATTGGTGCTGCTAAAAAGTTGGGAATTGAACCCACCGGTCAACGTTATTGTTCGCTTGACGTGGCAGACGAGGGCAAGGACTCGAACTGTCTTGCCGCAAGGCATGGGATTGAATTGCAGTATCTGAAATCATGGAGCGGTAAGAACAGCGACATATACAAGACAACAGTCAGGGCCTTCGCCCTGTGCGACGAACTTGGATCCACATCGCTGACTTACGACGGCGACGGCTTGGGCGCTGGCGTACGAGGGGATGCGAATAACATAAACGACGAACGTGACAAGGCTGAGAAGTCAGTCATCCATGTCACAGCTTTCCGGGGATCGGGCCAAGTATTTCAACCAGACAGAGAAATGGTGAAAGGGCGCAAGAATAAAGATTTCTTCGCCAATGCAAAAAGCCAGGCGTGGTGGGCACTCAGACTTAGATTTGAACAAACGCATCGGGCCGTCGTTGAAAAAATGCCAGTTGATATTGATAGCATCATCAGCCTCGATCCGAACCTTGATGAATTGGAACCGCTTCGAAGCGAATTGTCGCAAATCACTTATTCGATCAATCAGACCGGCAAGATTCTCATAGATAAACAACCACCTGGAACGTTGAGCCGAAATCGCGCCGACAGCCTCATGATCGCATTCAATCCACAGAGCCGGTCATTGGAAGTTTGGGCGAAATTAGCGGAATAGACTTCATTTCGCGATCTTCTTTGTGGAGTGTATCGAGAGGACGGTGCACACGAAGCGCTCACCGGTAACCCTGGCTGACATCATCGCTAGAAGATACTGACATAGAAAAATCAGGGCTATCTTTCCAATATCATTCAATCCGAACTTGAACAAGTAGAATGCCAGTGCGGTGAGAATCAACAACAGAATGGAAAGGGCCGACATATCACGAAAAAGGAGGAACGATCTGTGCGCGTCGACTACGGCGCCGTCATGTTGAACTCGCCGATAGAGTTCGTACCACAGGGAGTTTTGTTGTTTCGGATCGGTTGGAAACTCCCCGACATTCTTCCGCAGTTTCTCCACGTTAATTCTGTCATCGCTATGTACGTACTTGCTGAATGCTCGAGAGCCGGGATAAGGGTTGTTCCAACGCCAAAATACCAGGCGAGCTTTCATTAGCTGCGAAATCACATTCGTAAGTAGTAGCGGAATAATTGGGAGCAGGATTACGCTGATGGCCCTTAAGGTAGCAATAGTACTGACGGAAAGAGAGGCGAAGGCCTCTGGCAGTACTACGGCCGCGAGAATAACCGCATCAAATGTAACAAGTGTGCATAGCCAGGCGAAATTGCCCGACTTGACAGACTTCGACGTGCTTTTTTCGCTTTGTGTAGTCACTCTTCTTGTTCTTCCGGATACTCTATTTGTGGAATGGGTGACCACCCGTCGCGTGTTATTCCAGCACAGACGCCGACCGCTTTACCCTCAGTCATGTAGAAGCGTCCGCCCCGATGAAGCATGGCGCGAATGACCGATTTTCGCGGGTGGTCCTCGTCGGCTTTAGCCGAACTACAAATTGCATTCCATGTATATGTTTCCGGCTTTTGCGGCAATCGCTTACCAAGAAGTTGATCCAATACCTCCGTAGATACGTTATGACGCCCGCCATGATGTGGCACTTGAAAGTTGTTGATTCCAGGTAGCGCAAGCCCTGCAACCGGCGCATAGTCTATGGATTCCTGAAGTGCTTCTCGGCCAGCGTCGCCAGTCAATAGTATCTTGCTGCCGTTTAGCAGCGCCGCTTGCACCACGCTCATTTCGTTCTCACGACTTGTGGGGCCAGATGGGAAGTACTCATCGCCCCACAACGATTTTATGTACTTGGTTGCCTCTCTCAGGGCTTTGAACATGCTGTCTAACGCGCCGAGAGCTTGGGCCTTTTCAACCGCTTCGGGAGTCTTTTCAGAGTCAACGATTAAATCTAGATACCTGGATCGTGAGGGTGCCAATACGGTAAACGCGCCAATGGTTTGCCCCTGCAGGGGCGCCGAGATGGGGATATTCTTTTCAATCGCGATATCCTCCAGCATCGCTGTCGCGTCATAAACCGAGCGCAGACGTTGACGCAATGAATCGGCATAATTGTAAGTTTCGAACCGCGGAAGCAATTCCTCGGCGTAAATCCACGGCCTATTTATCCACAGTCTTCGAACTGTGCATTTCTCAAGTACCGCCCGAAATCAATTCGCGGGGGCTCGGTCCGGATGCGTGAGAACAACATTATCGATTATCGTTGTGCCGTAATACTTCTGCAGATGCGCTACGATTTGATCGCCGGTGTCTATGTAGCCGCCATCGATAACGTGAACTGTTTGTGTCCCGTTGATGGAATATCGCAGTGTTATTGCATCACCGCTCTTTGCGGTTTCTACTCCTAAGAAATCGAGTTCATAATAGTCAGCCATATCATTACCTCCATGTATAAATCGGGTGTGGACCGATATGTCCCTCTGAGGCTAGCTGCTAAATTGGTCGCCTCACGGGTAACTTCACTATACAGCCAAATCGACTATCTCCATGCCGAAGACGTTCACAATCCGTAATGTTTCTTTCAAAAGTACTACGACACTATGCGCCCCCCCAAACCAAGGAGGCGATCATGACCAAGAAAACAAAGGCTACGAAGACCAAAGCGCCAACGAAGGCAAAGCGCGTTTCCCTCAACCCCCGACCGATTCTGGATGCAAAGACCGCAGCACTGAAGGAACGCGGCATTAAGCTGACCTGGGCCGGTCGGAAGTGGCACGCAGGGGACAAGGAATTTACGTCGTTGGAAATGTCAAAATATTCAGTCGAGGATTTCGCGAAGCTGTTCCCCGCCAAGTAAATCCAATCCTTCCGACCAAAGCCCCCCGCCTGTGAGGGGGTTTTTTTGTTTCCCCAGCTTGTTGACTTAACTGACCCACCGCGAGATTGTGAGTCATGAGCAAAAAACCACCGCCGCAGCCTACCGCGCTAATCTCAGGCGAAGTCTTGCGACGATACCTCGATACACAGGACGATTTTGCTCTCGAACTAGAGGTGTACAGGCACGCTCTGGGATTCCAGTTCAAAGCATCGCATGCAGGCCTATACGACGACGCAATGACGAACAAAAGGCGCCAATTCGATGTTCGAGCTTCCTATGAGTTGCCAAATCGAGTTCACAGCATTTACTTGACTATTGAATGCAAATCTCTCGATCCGACTTATCCGTTGCTGGTTCAGCGCGTACCCCGACCGGGGAACGAAAGTTTCCACCAAATCATGCTATCCAGAAACGCTACAACTTCCTTTGGGACTGCAAGAGAGCCCCAACCTTGGACGGGAGCGAGTTTATTTAGGATGTCCGGCACGCATCTCTATGACTCGCGACAACAGGTCGGTAAGTCGATGAAGCGGGTTAAGGTGGTCGAGAACGGCTTCTCAGCAACTGATTCGGAAATTTACGAGAAATATACTCAGGCGTTAACATCCATGAACGAAGTGGTTCAAGAGGCAGCTCTTGCGTTGCGATCGCCGCACGCCGCCCCGGGATTGGCACGAGCCTTTCTACCCGTCGTAGTGGTATCAGATGGAGCGTTGTGGATTGCCGACTATGACGCAGGCCAATTAGTCGCCGACCCAAGACAGACAGATGAAACGGAATTTTATTTGGGATGGGATTACGAATTGCCCAACCCGCAGGCCCCAGCCCACACGGCGACTTTCACGATTTCTCACCTGCACATTATGACTCGTCGGCGGCTTCCAAAGTTTCTGGAAGAAATTTCGCAAGCCGGGCAAATCTGGAATCAACTGTTCGGGTCCGGGTGGACCCCGCCAGTTAACGATTTGATAGAAATCAAATGATGATTTTTTCTAGCTGCCCCACTGACCCGCTGCGAGATTGTGAGTCATGAGCAAAATAGGCCGACTGCGAGTCAATGACTTTCTCACACAAAGCGAAATGGCAGCTATCGGTTCGGTGGTTGCTGAGTCAGCCCAACTGGAGAATGTGCTTGAGGGTTTCATCATCGGGATGACGAAACTGAGTCAGGCCCAATATGACATCTTGGTTGGGGCAAGGATGATGGGAGCCAAGATCGCGATTGTGAAAGACCTTGGGCTGTTGAAATTGAAATCTGAGAAGCGAAAAAAGGCATTCACAAAAGTGATGGACAAGCTCGCAAGGCTGAATGTTGATCGAGTCGGCGTCGTTCACGGTCTTTGGCGGCCAGAGGGCGGTGTCACGTTTGAATTGGTTGATGGGGCAATGTCCGGAAGAATTACACGCGATCAGGTGCCACCAGGGATTGCCTATCATCGGAAGGGCAGAGGGAAGTGGTTCAAGATGGAGGCCAAAGACCTTGATGGCTTGGCGCAAGAATTGACTGACTCGATTAGCGAACTGATCAAAGTCTGGGATCCAAGGTACTTCCGTCAGATGGAGAAGGAAATCCTGGGAAGGCAAAGAAGTTAGTAGAAAAATGGCTCACGCGGAATGAGCATTATTGAGCGCATCATGCGGCACGTCGAAGCCAGCCAAGAACGGGGCAAATGGTCGAGGAAGGCTATCGACCGGTTGGCGCAGGGAAAGGAAAAGCAGGGAATGGCCGCCGCCAAGAAAGCGGAGGAATTGGACCAAGACGTGAAGGACCTCGAACGCCCGAAGTTTTAAGGCTTTGCCCCGAAGCCCCTAGTCTTAATGTGATTGTGGTCGGGTGCGAATTCACAGAATTTAAGTAGGTGAGTTGCGAATTGGGCGAACCTCCTTGAATATGTAAACCCTATCTACACGGAGGTGATTTGTGGCGACTGATAGTGATCCATGGATCGCAGTGATCGGAAAAGCACTCGCGTACCTATGCTTAAAGCAGGAACTCGGAAACGCAACGATAGTGGAAAAGGCTGTTTTCCTAGAGGCCCTCGGAATTCCTCGCGACGAAGCGGCCCAAATGTTGGGTACTTCTTCTAAAAACATTGGCGATATGCTGAGAGCCAAGAAGAAAAAGGGAGGAAGAAATGGCAAAGCGAAAAGGCGCTGAACCACCTGTCCGGTTGAATGCCGAAGAAAAATTGGCAAATGTCGTTGCGTTGTTGTTGGTGAAGGAAATGAATCAAACCGATTCAATCGTCACCCTTACGCGCGCTGGATTTTCCGTTGCGGAAATATCGAATTTGCTCGACACCACGTCAGGCTTCATTGGGCAAACGAATTACATGGCCCGGAAAGGGAAGAAGAAAAAGAAAAATGCCGCAAAGGCCTAAGATCTAGATGAGTGCAAGAATCGACCCGCGCTTAGTCCCGGCAATAATGAAGCACACGGGTCTGACCCGCACGCCAGTCTATGCCCGTATAAAGGATTGCGCCAACGCGCTGTCCGTTGGAAACGACGTCGCGGCACTAGCTGTTGCGCAAGACGAAGGCATGACTATCAATCGATATGCAAGCTCGGAGCAACTCGCTGATTTACGCGAAGCACGTCGAGGGCACCACCCTCCACCATTGCCAGCCGCTAACGCAACTTCCTCGCCAAGCAGAACAGTGCGGACTGAACGGAGGCCCAAAGCTAAACCTCCGTCGAAAAACGTGTTCGTGGTTCATGGTCGTAATATCGCTGTTCGCAAATCGATGTTTGAGTTTCTTCGTGCGATAGGGTTGAACCCACTCGAATGGGACACGCTGTTGAGTGCCACAAAGTCTGCTGCACCCTACATAGGAGACGTATTGGCGGCGGGACTTCGTAAAGCAACAGCGGTAGTAGTTCTGCTCAGCCCAGACGACGATGCCATGTTGCGTAAGGAATTTTGGAGCCGCAACGAAGATGCCTTCGAGAAAAGGCTTACCGGGCAGGCGCGGCCGAATGTTCTGTTTGAAGCCGGTATGGCATTCGCGTCATTCCCGAAGGCAACAATACTTGTCGAGGTCGGGAAGTGCAGGCCGTTCAGTGATGTGTTCGGACGGCACATCGTGAAACTCAACAATTCGGAAGCGAAGCGTAAAGAACTGGCATCCAGACTTTCCACGGCACGGTGCCCGATCGCCTTTGGAAAAGGCTGGCAGACCGCCGGGGACTTCGAGGCCTGAATAGCGAACCCAGGGAAGGGGATACCAAACGGCCTCTCCCTCTCACGCCCACCAGCGAGCTTACAGGGCGGAATTTGGCCCTTCTAAACAGGCCCTTTGGGGATTGATCCCAAGATACCTGCACCCATAGTCATATAAGGGTTATATAAATGGGTCTTGCCTGGAGGATAGAAACCGTAACCATATGATTTTATTGGCGCTCCCTATGGGATTCGAACCCATGTACCGGCCTTGAGAGGGTTGAATTAGGGGTCTAGAGCGCCCTCTGACGAAATGTAAGTAATTGATTTATAACACTGTAGCCAACTGCAATACCCCCCATTCCCCTTGCCTGTTTTTGATATTTGTTTGATACTGCGTACCAGCCTTTTTGTTGATACCAGGGAGAACCGCATGCCAAACAACATCAAAACGCAGACCGGCCGCGACAAGCTGGCGCCGCGCCGCAACGCCTATTTTGAGACGCTATCGAAGGGCCGCGCTCTTGGATTCCGCCGCGGCCCGGACACATGGTTCGCGCGGCTGTATACACCGGACGCCGTCAACGCGGACAAAAAGACGCCGTTCGAATATCAGCCGCTCGGCCAGCATGAAGACTACAGCGCGGCGAAGAAGGCGGCCGACGCTTGGTTCAACACGGTTACGAAGGGCGCGCACCGAGCGCCTAAGCGCGGCACGGTGAAGGATGCGCTCGATTCCTATGTTGCTGATCTGCGCAATCACCAACGCACCAATGCCGCCGACGAAGGCGAAAGGCGCTTCAAGCAACTGATCGAGAGCGACAAGATAGCCAGCAAACAGCTCGACGCCGCGACCCGCGAAGACTTCGAGGAATGGCGCGACCGATTGCGCACAGGCAGGCAGCCGCGGTCGATTAACCGGCACGTGCGCAGCGTCGTCGCCGGTCTCAACAAGGCAGTGCGCGACCTCGGCTACACCGGCAACGCCGCGGCGTGGAAATTTACGAAGCTGACCGACGACAAAGAAGATACCGGCGACAGCGCAGTGTTTCTTACGGCCGAGCAGCGCGAACGATTGATTGAACACGCGTCGAAAGAACTGGCCGCGTACCTTCGAGGACTTGAGCATTCCGGCGCGCGGCCTTCTGAACTCGCCGCCGCCACCGTGGCCGATTTCGACGCCAAGCAAGGGCGGCTCGTGTTGAAGCATCGCAAGGGCAAAGGATCGAAGCTACGTTCGCGGGCCGTTACGCTCAGTTCGACGGATGCGAAGTTCTTTGCATCACACACCGCCAACAAACTGCCCACCGCGCCGTTGATTTCAAATCCTGAGGGAGGACACTGGCGCCGGCATAGATGGGCGAGAGCCATTCGCGCCGCGAAACTCGCGATTGAAAATGCCAAACCCAAGCAGCAACCCATTCCGGAAGGCGCGTGCGCCTATTCGTTTCGACATGCGCGAATCAGTGAGCTACTGCAAATCTATGGCGTCGACCCGCTGACGGTCGCCAAGCAAACCGGCACCAGCATGGCAATGATGGAGAAGTACTACTTCAAGTTCCTGCCGGACTCGCTGCTTGAGAAGCTCGACGCGGTGAAGGCCAGCGGACAGTAAGCCGGGCTACGTGGACACAAACGGATTCCGTTACTAAAAAGTAAAAGTATTACTAAAAGTTTTACTGAAAAGTAAAACATGCGGAAGTGTTAGCCACTTTCGTAAAATACATGCGTGCCCTATAGCGGGTAAGGCGCACTGTCAGCACCCCCTGGGTCACACAGAGCACACACCCGAATGAATCAATCCTCACGCGCGCCAGCGGTGGCGCCGGACCCATCACCGAACTCGCGGCGCCTGGTTCGCGTCTCGGAATCGGGATCGACTGGCTACTCAGTCCCAGCTATTCGCAGAAAGATTGAAAAAGGCGTCTGGCAGAATGGTGTGCAATACATCCGGGCACCTGACGGTTGCATTTTCGTCGACCTCGACGCAGTGCAGGCGTGGGTTCTCGGAACCTGTGAGTGAGCACCCCCGACACCGCGGCGCGGATATTGCGCAGCGTCAACACTGAAAGCGCTTCTCTTGATTCGCTCCACGCTCTGGACGCCGACGCCCTTCTAGACCGCATGCCACCAGACCGAGCGCCGCTCACGGAGCTGGAGCGTTGGCGTGTTGCCTATCACGAGGCCGGTCATGCGTTCGCCGCGTGGCATTTAGAATGCACCGACATAGAGGCGCGAATACGCGCTGGCGGGACCGGCGTGGTCCGATGCAGCAAGATTACCAATCCGCTCGACGCCATCAAGTTCCACCTAGCCGGCGCCATCGCAGAAACGAAATTCGACCCAGCGAGCATCCATAAGTACCACGGCAAAAGCTCGGATTTTTTGCAGGCGAGATTGTTGATTGACGAAATCAACACACGCGCGCAATGGCCTATTTTGACGTGCCAACGTGCAGCAGAGACCGCGGTCAATTTCGTCAAGGATCACTGGCGCCAGATCAGCAACGTTGCCTTGGCGCTTGAGTCTGCCGGCGAATTAATGGACCGTGACGTTCGGATTTTTTCGAGCGCCGGCACGTGAGCGTGCAATGCGACTTGGTCGATAAGTGGAGCTGGCCGCTACTACTGCGCGATCAAGGTCCAATGGGTCCAGAGTCTGGAGATTTCATCCGCGCCATGCTGACGTTGCATACCTGGATGAATACCGACACGTCGGCGACGTTCGTCACGCTTCACACTTGGGCCAAGGGCGCGCGGATGGGCGTCAATACGATACAAAGACAGCTAAAAGTTGCACTCGAAACCGGCTGGCTCATCAAGCAAAAGCGCCGCGCCACCAAAGCTCATAGGTCGCCGCTACTTCGATGCGCCGCTCCCGGTCACGTTGTACTCACCGACATGGATGTGGAACTTGCCGATATTCTGAAGCGCAAAGACATCGATGGTGAAACTGTGTCAGATGCTCCAAGCGATACAGCAAATAAAGCCGTTGCTGTATCAGCTCTAGGTGATACACCAAACGACGTTGCTGTATCAGTCATAAGTGATACAGCAAACGACAAAACTTCTGTTTTGGTGGCGGCAAGTGATACAGGAGCAACGCCTCCGACTTCGCCGGACACGCTGGACGATGCTGTATCACATGAACCCGTAAACGCACCGATGCTGTATCAGATAACCCCACTTGCTGTATCACTTGACCCCGAAAACCCCACTTGCTGTATCAATGCTGTATCAGCGGAATCGTCTAACCCATTGGCTGCGCTCGAAACGCAGCCGGAAGTATTAGAAAGTCTTAGGAGTAGAGAAGTTATGAAGTCTAAGAACAGAGAAGGACGCGCCGCAAGCGACGCGTCGGTGGTGTCGATAGTCGATCAATTCGATGGTGACGACGTTCGACCATTCGAACCTCGACGACATCAAGACCCTGCCGCCACAGCCGCAACCTTGAAGCAACGCGCAGATGCGAGACGGCTACTGATGGTCGCCGCGCACACTCCAGCGCCGGCAGCACAGGCGGAACTTGCGGAACCTCTAGAACTGTCGGCGACACAGCGCGACATTGCGGGCGGTTCACAGGTTCCCGAGGTTCCGCCCCTACAGGGGACGGAGAGCGTGGTTTTGCTGGAGGAACTACACACCGCCGCCGCGGACTTCATGCGCCTCACTCCGAGCGCGCCGGATGCAGAGGTGGCGCAAAGGTTCCGGCTGCCAATCGCCGATGTCGAGCAACTGAGATACGCGGGTTAGATGCGCCGCAAGTTTCGTTTCGAGCGCGGCATATCAACCACGTGAGCCGCGAGCTGCACAAAACGGCGACCGGGGCAGAAATTCTGGGTCCTTAGAAACCGAGTGCCAATGCGGGTAGTTTGAGGCGTGTGGTAGGGCCACCGCTCACAAAAAATACACCGAGGGACTGACTAACTTTTCTTGAAAAACGAGGCAAATAATGAACTCTTCACACTCACGCGCCGAAATGGCTCACCTGCTGGGCCTCTCCGAGACCCGGCTTCAGCAACTCACCGGACTTGGCATCGTAACGCGCAGCGGCGGCGCCTACGAGCCGCTAGAGACTGCGCTCGCCTACATCAAGTACCTGAAGCGGGACGACGAGGCAAAGGCCGCCAGGACGCGGCAGGTGAACGCGACGGCGCTCAGGATCGAGCAGAAGGTGCGCCGTGAGCAGCGACGCATGCTGACCGTCGATGAATTGCAAGAAGTCGCGATTCTGATTTTCGAGGGTGCTCGGGACTCGTGCCAGGCCGAATCCTCGCGTTTTTACTCCGAATTCTCGAAGTCGCACAGCGAACACGACTCTCGATTGATGACCTTCAAAATCTACGATCCGTTGGATCGCCTTATCATGGGTTGGGCGAACGGCATTATCGAGTTGATGCGCGAAATTAATGAAGACCGTCTACCGGATGATGCCCGCCTCGACGACGTATTGAAGCGGATCATCAGCGAGATTGCCGCGGGCGCCGCTGCCGATGCGAAAACACTCGCAAAGCCAAAGCCGGCACGATGACCATCATCACGACACCCTTGACCTTGCCAGAGCGGCTTCGTTTCCTTTGCACGCTTGCAGAAAACTCTGGCGCACCCGCTGACTGGCTTCGGGAAAGCGCCGATCTAATCGTGAGCGCGCTGCTCGACCTGCAATACTTCGAGCGTGACCACGTTGACCCACGTCGCCGCGTGTCGCTCGCACGGGCCGCCAGGATGGCGAACACCGTCAGGGCTATGCGCGAGGCAGGGCACAGCCGTGGGGACGCAGTGGCGGCGCTGTGCGTGCGAGAGCGGCTGAGCAAGGGGCATGTGTACGCACTTCTCAGAATGAATGTGTGAGGTGACTTCACCGCACAAAAACCGGGCTGACTGAGGGCACCTTCAACGGAGCCCGACACAAATGCTTGATCCGATTTCCGCTTCTGCTCGACGCACGACTCAACGCCATCTACAAAGCGCGACCGATGCGCTCAATCTCATGGACTCCACGGAGCAGCGTCAGCAGCCTTCATTCGTGCGCATCGTCGATTGCCTGAAATCCGGGCGACCCGTTGACGGCTACGACGGCGAACGGCTGGAGGAATTTGCGCGGCTTCGCGGGATTGACTATGACCCCTTCGCGCCGCGGATGCCTTGGACCGACCTTGCGGTACGCGCAACACCCTTGACGGTGGGCAGCTCGGCAGGCGGCGGTTACTTGGTCGACGGCGGCTTGACCGCACCCGGCTTGATTGACATCTTTCGTCCCTTCTCGCCGCTCATTGCCTCTGGCGTCACGGTCTATGACGGACTCACACAGAACGCGATTTTCCCGCGCGTGACCGGCGACGTAACTGGCGGATGGCTCATTGCAGAGACAAATTCCGCCAGCGAATCGCCGCCGTTGCTCGGTCAGATCGCAGCAACACCGAAAACATGGGCCGCGACGTGCCGATGGTCGCGGCAGCTCGAGCTGCAAGCGCCTAACCTCGAAAACTTCCTTCGCCAAATATTTGCGCGAGCCGCAATCATGGCGATTGACACCGCAGCGCTCAACGGGCCCGATCAACTTGGTCAGCCTCTTGGACTTCTCAACGCGGCCGGCATCGGCACTCAAAGCGGTACGTCATACAGCCACGCAAATTCGTGGACGACGCGAACTTCATTGGCGACCGCCAACGTAAACGACGCCGCTGTAAGCTGGTTGGGCACTCCGGCCGTGCGCGGTATTTTGGCAGCACGCGAGCGCGGAGCCGGCGACGAATATATCTGGAGCGCGAACGATCAGGTCACCGGACGCAACGCGCAGGTTTCGACCATCGTACCGGCCGGGACGTTGATCGCGGGCGACTTCAGCTCGTTGACCTACGCATTTTTCGGCGACGGTTTCCAGCTCGACTCGACCCCGTTCAATTCTGCGAACGACTTTGCGGCCGGCATCTCCGCGATGCGCATCATGGTCAGCGTCGATACTTTTTTACAGCACGCGAGCGCGTTCGTCGTCGTCTCTGCTGTCACCTAATGAAGGAACCTTTTATGCACATGCGCGAAAATATCCGTCCGCCCATTTTCAAAGACCCCGACGTCTCCGTGCGAATCCTCTCCTCAATTTTCGTTCGAGGCGTTGCAGCAGAGATCGGCGCCCTCGCCACTATGACCTTGAGCGAAGCGCAAGGCCTGCGAAACAGCACACCGCCGTCGGTGGAAATCCTATGAACCGCGCTCAACTCAGCGGTCTAGCAATGGCCGCGCTGATCCGACAGCCGGAGTTCTCCTTGGGATTTGCTATTCCCGCCAACGCGACGGACGCTGATCGCAAACTAAGCAGCTTGAATGAATCGCAAAGCCGCGCGCCGCTCAGGTTCAGGCGTTGCGCGGCTGATCGACGGCACGTGGCCTTACTCCGTTCGTAAAACATAAGGGGCCACAGCAGCCCTCGCTGACATCATAGATATTTCCCAGCGGGCGAAACTGCACCCGGCGACGGGCGCCGCGGCATGGGTCGCGGCGCCAACAGCTCCAAATCAAAAGGATAAATAAATGTACACGGATATCTACGGCAGGGAGCATCGCTACGCACCGCCGCTCGGCTACGAGCAGAAAGACGGCACGGTGCATTTCTGTGCCGCTGACGAATGGGCGGCCATAGTAAAGCGCGGCCTGCAATTCGAGCCCTACCGCGGCGCCGATACGCACGTGCGAATCTCCCGCGGCACTTGCCTCAATCCGCTAATTGTTGCCGGCGACAGGATGCGAATTCGGCCGGTCGCGGAAGATGAGACGTTGATCGACGGCGGGCTGTACCTGATCCGCTGGCACGACGAAAGCGAAGTCCAGCTCTATCGCGACTCGATTAACCTGAGAGGCACCGAGCCCATCATCATCGCGAAATATTTGCGCTTCTTTGCCGGCCAATGGTGGGTTCTTTGCAAAGACTCTATGCACAGATTGAACGGCACGATTGTTGGTCAGATAGTCGGTAAAGCGGTGTCGTCTCCTGAAATCGCGCCCGCGGTTCACGCCCCTCAACTTGGGCTGAATGCGGCGACGCAAATCCTGATTAATAACAGCAGCGCAGGGACCACGGGAATCACAGGATTCACCGGCTTGATTAGTCTCGGCGTTGTTCTAAACCCCACCGGGCCGCTGGTGCCCTGCTCGCTGATAGTGACCGCGACCATCACCGCGCGCCAGACCGTGGGCACCGCGGGGCAAATGAAGCTGGTCGTCCGTTATGCCGATGACGGTTCAACCTTTGTCTCGGCAGCGCAGGAGATTCCGATATCGGGGGCGTCCTATCAGAGTTTTACTTTACAGTGGCAGTTCGCCCACGTTCTTGCGAACGCCGGTATCGGCGGCCAGATCGGAATTTACGTGGACAACACAGGTCCCTCCACCAATTCATTTGACTGGCAAGCGGCAACGCTCCAGTCTGAATTCATACTCCGATGAGCGACCCATTCAACGCTTACGACGCGATCACCGGGCAACTAGTGGGTCAAACCTTTTCGCATAACGTGGCGGACGAGACGGTGGCGGCGGCGCTGGTGATTGCCAATACGCCGGCCGGCTGCGCGATGTATGAAGGCGCTGGAGGTGATCGGTCAGCGCAGCGCATCGACATTACGAGCGGCTTGCCGGTTGCCCGCGGCGCCTGCCCGATCACCTCCAGCATCGCGGCTCGCGTTGTGACGCTCTCAGGCGTGCCGTCTGATGCGGCCTATACCATCAGCGGTGATGCGGCCTTGAGCGGCACGTGCGACGAGAGCGGGACGCTGGCGCTGACCTTCGGCGGCCCTGGTAATTACGCGGTCGCAATTCCATGTTTTCCCCTGCTTGATTATTCCGGGAGTTTCACCCTCACATGAGCGCCGTCACCGTTCCCGTCCCGCCAGCGCATCAACGGATGATGGATGCGCAGTCGCAGGCTTTATTGCAGCAGCTCGTTACCGCGACGCCGGCACAAATCACGGCATACCTCGCCGCCAATTCCACCAACATCGCGCAGGTCAACGCGATCCTGCAAACCCTCGCGGTGGGTCTGCGCTACTTGTACTTGAAGCAGAGTTGAGAATCGCAGGCGGTCACATCTGCTCAGGCTGCGCGAAGTGCTTCACGCCTTTGCGCGCTGACCACGCGCTCTGCGATCAGTGCTACAGGATGTCGCGCGCCGTCACCGCAATGCAGAATGCATTTCGCGAATGGACGCGTGCGAATCGAGCTTGATTTACTTTTCCCGCAGGCTCGCAGCGATCATTTTGTCACGGTCGGCGATTGGCACTAGTGGGGCTCCGCCTGCCGGTCCGTTTTGAATTTCGTCTAATTCAACTCCAACATTGAAAAGGTGGTTCTGCGTCGCGTCAGCCATTTTGCTCGCTATCAACTCGAAGATTTCGAGGTCTAACTGCTCATCGGCCACGCGCCAGGTCGTGCAATCCATTGAGAAACCTTGAGTGTATTGGTTGCCCAATTTGAACTCTGTTTTTGTCGCAGGGAAAAATTCGGCGTCAGCATGAGCCACGACCTGATCTCGCAGCTTGCGGATTTTCTGGTGATACCGAATGTCCTTTTCGAGTATTGCCTTGATGTTTAGACCAGTGAGCTGCTTTGCCGCGTCCGGCAGCTTTGACTTTCGGCGCGCGTTCTTGGTGAAGGGGCGTGCGTAGAAAAGGATCGCGCTGTGTAACAGTGCCTCGTACTCGATGGACGAAGGCGGGTGCGCACGAGCCGCTTTCAGAAACTCACCAACTCGCTTGAAATCATCGAAGGAAAGTTTCACGCGCAGGACGACTGGATTAACGCGATTGCTCATAGGTTTTGGGTTGTTCTCGCGCTCGGTTGATTGGTGCGCGTAGTCGATTCGGTGAAGGCTAAGCCAGGACGCCCTTGACGGCCGCGGCAATCGCATGCTTGAGGCTGCCGGGCCGCGGTACATGCTCATCGAGCAGCCGCGCGACGTACTCCGACATGGTTAGGCCATCATCAGCGGCGTTATCGTGGATGCAGTCAAAAAGCTCGGGCTCCAAGTGAACCGGAATTACCGCTAGCCCATTTGCCATAGATCACCTCATCAACCCGTCGTATCAAACGCCACCTTCGCATTTTGGCATTCGACCGCAAATACTTTGATACGATTTTGATACAAACCTGCCAAATCGACCAAAGATGGCGCTCCCTATGGGATTCGAACCCATGTACCGGCCTTGAGAGGGCCGTGTCCTAGGCCTCTAGACGAAGGGAGCGGACTGGCGGATCTTTGGGCCTTGGGACCCAAGAGGGCTGGTAGTATACGGGCCAATTTTTTGGACTCAAGCGGAACCCCCCTTTTTGAACGCATCGTCGACTCCATTTCCACCAGTAGTGATTCCCAGGTCGGAGCATTCCATATCGCGTGCGGCAATCTCGCCGAACGCCTTAAAGGTGCTCTATCGCCTCAAAGAAGCGGGGTATCAGGGCTTTTTGGTGGGCGGCGCAGTGCGCGATTTGCTGCTGGGACTGCGCCCGAAAGACTTTGACGTGGCCACCAATGCGCTGCCTGAAGAGGTGCGGCGACTGTTCCGCAATTGCAGGCTGATCGGCCGGCGTTTTCGCCTGGCCCATGTCTTTTTCGGCAACGAGATTATCGAGGTGGCCACCTTCCGCGCCGCGGCCGCTCCCGAGCGTGAGGACGCGGAAGACTCGGATGCCGACGCTGAGTCTGGCGCCGACGCCGACACCGACACTGGGCCCGATGCCGACGCTGAGGGCGGGGCAGATTCGGATGCTGACCAATCCGCCGCCGAGTTCTCACCGCCCAGCGATTCCGAGCATCGCGCCTTCGACTTAAGAGGCCGGATTCTTCGCGACAACATCTACGGCACCATTGAAGAGGATGTTTGGCGGCGCGACTTCGCGGCGAATGGCCTCTACTACAACATCGAAGATTTCTCGATTTGGGATTTCGTCGACGGTGTCAGCGACATCAAGGCGCGGCGCCTGAAGTTGATCGGCGATCCGGAAACTCGCTATCGGGAAGATCCGGTGCGCATGCTGCGCGCCGTGCGCTTTGCGGCGAAACTGGATTTCTCCATCGAGCCAAACACCGAGCAGCCGATCAAGCGCCTGGCGTACATGCTGGACGGCGTGCCTGCGGCGCGGCTGTTCGATGAGGTCTTGAAACTATTTTTGTCAGGGTTCGGCTTGAAGGCGTATCGATTGCTGCAGCAATACGGTCTCTTCGAGCATCTGTTTCCCCAATCCGCCGCAGCTTTTGCGCTGCCGCCCTATGCCTACGCGGCCGAGATGCTGGAGCGCGGGCTTGCCAACACCGATGAGCGGATCGCCGCGGACAAACCGGTTACACCGACCTTCTTGTTCGCGGTGTTGCTGTGGAGCGCGGTGCTGCGCGAACTCAACGAGAGGCAGGCGGGTCCGACTCCCGATCTTGCGCTTCTCATGCAGGCCTGCGACACGGTGCTGCGCACGCAGCAGTCGCGCGTGGCCATTCCGCGGCGCTTTGCGATTCCCATGCGCGAGTTGCTGATGCTGCAGC